ATGGCTTTATTTATTTCATTATTTGCTGCTTTTATGATTATAGGAACACTTATAGGTGTATTAATGCTAATCCCAGGTAAAACAAGAAAAGCTGGACTTCGACTGGCTCTTTTTTGTATTATTACTTTACTTTCAATAGCACTAATTAATAAACTTTTTCTAAAGTACGAAAACGAACCAGTTGCCACCATTACTCCAGAAGAATATAAAAAAATAAAAGAAGGCATGACTTATGATGAAGTCAAAAAAATTGTTGGGGGCAAAGCAAAATCTGAAGAAAAAATTGATGACTACTCATCAACAGATTATGATTTCGACGGAGAGGATGGCTTAGAAAGTCATGCAGCTGTATCCCTACATTTTGTTGCTGATAAATTAAGTGTCAAAAGTGAATATGGGTTAATTACTAAAAGTGATCAATCAGAATTAAATGACGCATCTTCTGAGAATGAGACAAGCCATATTAGAAATAAAATCGAAGGTTTGGTCGATGAACATTTAAAGAACGTTTCTGTTGAAGACATTGAAGTCAATCAAGATTTTGGAAATGATAAAAAAGATCAATACATTGCGTTAGTTCACTTATCATTTGATCTTAAAAACTCATCAGCAACAACAAAAAAGATGATTGAACTGTATAGTGAAGATTTGGCTGCTCGCCTTGCTGAGGAAGACAGAAGTATTAGTGAACTTTCGGTATTTTGGAAAGCACCCTATATAGATGAAGACGAAACTTTAGCCAAATTCTCTTATAAAAGATCTGGTGAAAAAATGGTGACCAGTGAAAAAAATTATTCTCAACTCTTAAATTAAATTATGACCCCATTCGAAAGGATGGGTTTTATTTCTTGTTGAAAACAGAACAAACGTTCCCTTATAATCATCTCAAGGAGATGAACACCATGAGAGATGACAACTTGAAAGATCGGGGATCAATCAAATGGACGGCCATGATGCTACCAGAGCATGTCGGCCTTCTTCGCGAATTAGAAAGCAGACAAAACAAAGTGAAAAGACCGGTTCTTGACCTTTCTCAGATCGAAGATATGGAAATGGTCATAAGTGAAGCAATGGAGTTTAATTATCCAGTTCAGTTTTCTGTATTTAAGCCGCTGCCAATGCTTAACGGACCGGAAAACGGGGAGATCGTTCAAATAGAGGGCCATATCCATTACATAAACCAGCTACAGAAAACTTTCCATGTCGTGGATTCAAAAGGCGATACCAATCTCATTAAATTTGAGGATGTCGTCGGCGCGGAAATAAAGTAAGCCCTTCTCACAACTGGAAGGGCTCTACTCATCATATGGCCGGTATTTTTTTCGGCCAGCTTCAAGTTCCTGCTTCAGCTGCAAAACATCAGTACGTAAAAGCAGGTTCACTTGTCCAATTTTTTTAACTGGTTTAATCCGTCCATCACTAATCAGCTTACTCATCCGCTGCTTATTCACGTTTAAAATTTCCTGAGCCTCTGGGGCGCCGAGGACTTCATTTTTTATAAAGGCCTCAACATCCTGGCGGCTTTTCAAATGATATTCCATTCTATCTTCTCCTTATGTCCTTAATGATGTTAAAGACAGTCACCGTGAGAACAAGAGCCAATATGACCGTTGTGAAGGTGCTTGTCCATAATTCGCGCAGCCCGATAGCAGCCACGCTTAATAAAATCATGGAAAAAATGAATGTTTGTCTTCTCTTCATATTATATGCTAGACTGGTTATAATTATATTAGGGAGCGAGCGACCACTCGCCTCCCCACTTGCTCAGTCCTTCTTGTTATTCTTCTTTGCATCATGTGATTGTTGGGCAATCCATGCGATAGATGCAACATAGAAGATAATTTGAAGGACTTTTATCATGTTGTCCAGCATTTCTTCACCTCCTTATGCCTTTATTATAACATATGTATAGACTTTAGTCTATAGTTATCATGAAAAATTTCCTTTTTCACGGGTAAAGACATTACAAACGTCTCCTTTTCTCTTATAAACATTTTTGGTAAAATTAAGTTGTTGGTTGAAGAATTCAAAATGCGGGAGTGACCAGCAATGCTTTTGTTTTTTGGTAAGTTTATCTTGCTCTATTTGCTTTGTTCAGTTGCATACGCCTTTTTCAACGTGCTGTATTACAATATCGGCAAAAAGTTTGTTTCAAAGACGGTCGATGGTACAAAATTGAATTGGGCTTTAAATGTTTTTGTTAAAAACGGTACGAAAATGGATAGTAGTGATTACTTTATTATGGCTGTCTTAGCGGCTTTATTGGCGATTTACTTATAAAAAAGCTCCTGGAATTAATCCAGGAGTTATTTTTATTTTGTTGGATATCCATTATTTTTACAGAAGGCTTTAATCTTCTTATGTTTTTTTGAAAACTTTTTGCATGCTTCTTTTATCCCATGTGTGTAAATGTCTTTTAAGAACTTTTGAGCAACACCAGCCAATCCCACAGCTGTTAAAATTGCAATTAACTCTTGCAACGAAATATATACAACCCAAGGTAACGCAGGCACAAACATAGGCTTGATTTGATTATCGCCTTTTACCGCAACCTGTTTCCCTTCCTCTAAAAATTTCACTTGTTCTGTTGGCAAGTTTTCATAAAACATCGCCATATTTGTTACTTGATCTACAGAAAAACCAATTTGGAGTGCTTTTTGACGGTCTACAGAATATGTAAAATCATCATTGGTTTTCAATGCTTCTTTTACAAACTTCTTCGCTTTTTCCATGACTTTTTCATCAACATTTTGCACAACGTCGCTAACTTCTTGATGATTGATCAAACTTTCTGTTGCATTTTTTGCCTGTACTGTAGCCGCTGGCGTAGTCAATACTACTGTGGTTAGGAGTGCAAATACTGAAAAAATCATTAACACCCTAGCCTTCATACTTTTCATACCAAAAACAACCTCCTATAGTTTATATTTACAAGTAATATATTAACATATAAACCAACTATATGGAATCACTTCTTTTAAGAATTTTACAAACTTTTAATTTTCTATCTGATAAAAGATTAGTATAAGAAGGTCCTCAAGATAGAGGAGCTTGTCTTCACTTCAATAATGATTCGAGTTTTGCTTTCGTTTTTGGCCCGTAAATACCATCCGCAGACAGCCCGTACATTAGCTGGAACCGTTTGACTGCGTTCGCTGTTTTCGGCCCGTAATAGCCATCTATACCGTTATTCTTTGCCCCTTTGTCTGGATAGAAATAGAGGGCAGCTAAGGCCTCCTGAATCTGGCGGACGCCCGTCCCTTTCATCAGTGGGCTTTTTACCTTATAGATGCCAGACGGCAGCGGGTAGGATGATTTTTTGCCGCTTGAGGAAGGCTTTTTCTTTTTCGCTTCAATAGCCGCAAGCGCCTTTTCTGTAGCCGGTCCGTAAATTCCATCCACCGCGATACCCGCATTCTTTTGTAACGCTTTGACAGCTTGTACCGTTTCATCTCCGTAAGACCCATCGGCCCCGTATTTCGGCAGCGAGAAGCCCGCGGCAATCAAACGTTTCTGCAGCGCCCTGACTTTGGAACCGGACGATCCTTTTTTCAGGATGGTCCCTGTGGATTTGCTTGACTGGCTCGTGGATGATGTTGTCTTTGACACAGTTTTATTTCCAAGCAGGGCATCAACTTTTTTTCTGAAAGCTGCCAGCTGACTTGGATTGCTCACCCACGGCGCCGGACAGTTTTTGTTTGTCACATCATAATGCCGCACAATCTTATCTGTAGAAAGGCCGTAACGCTTGCACAGATCGGCAACCAGTTCAGCAGCATTTTGAATCGTTTGGCTGTGAATCTTGCCATCTTTTTCGACACACATTTCAACACCGATTGCCGTTGTGTTAGCGTTTGGTTTTAAAAAGCTGACATAACAGCGATTTTGATCATGGGCATGATATGCGACTTCGTTTTCAGGGATGATGTGCTGCGCCTCTTTACGGTCCACAAAATAATGGGCTGAAGCGTAACGTTTATCAGCGATACATGTGCCGTTGAAATAATTTCGCTCATTCAGTGCGGACGCGCCAGGAGTAGCCGTCCAGTGCATGACAATCCCTTTCACTCCTGCCAACTTCAACCCTGGCCGGGTATACTGATTGACTTTCACATAATTCTTCACAACTTTAACCATTTAAATCACTCCAATTTTGTTTTAAATAAAAAAGCCGCCTGAAGGCAGCCTTTTATTTCGTTAATCCTTTTTGTTTCAAAACTTCTTTTTGCTGCTTTCCTTTGCTTGTCACATAGTTGTTTTTGAACCAAGCGACCACAGACGTAATGATGGTGAATGCCGCAGAGCCGGCCAAATACAAAGCGTCGGCCAGCGTATTGACCTGGTCCTCGCTGATCGGCAAAGCTGCCTTTCCAAACATGATTAAAGTCTGGTTTACCAATGCAATAAAAAGAAGCACCGTCCGGACGACCGTGCCTTTGTCAAAGTTTTTCATATTGTGTTTTCCTCCTTATTTCTGCAGTAGATTATAAAAAACAGCGATTGCGCCGCCAATGATGCCGGTGCTGACCGCTGTAATGATCGCGCCGGTGATACTGCGCTTGATCCAAGTTGTGTTTTCTTCGATCTTGTTCAGCTTTTCATTGATAGAGATAATCTGCTGATCATGTCGGTCAGTCGTTCTTTCGAGGGTAGTGATCCGCTGATCCTGTGTTTTTTGATCTGCTTTGATTTCTGCGATTTCTTTTTGTAAAACATCAAAATCATTGGGTTGTGGCATGTCCTGAAATCCTCCTGTTCTCACATCGTTTTCACCTCCTTTGAGGCAAAATAAAAACACCCTTATTGGGCGCTTGTCATTCCTAAATCCACACAGACGGCGGGTTTGTCATAACTCCGGCCTGTTATTTCTTCGTATTCTGCCGGAGTAATATGGCCCCAATCTACGTAATCTCTCATGATTGAGTCATCATCATAACAACCCCAATCATAAAACTGCTTAATAGCCGCAAAGTCTGGATACATCATGAAGAACCATCACCTTTCAATGATGCAACTTCTTTTTGAAGACGGGCCAATTGATAAGAGAGTAAAGCGTTTTGCTTTTTTAGCAGCTCAATTTCACTCGCTTCAGGCTCCGGAGGCTGCAAGCTTTCAATGTACTCTTTTGTAGCCGTCTCCTTCCAGACCTTTTCGTCCGGATAAAATTTCGGAAGGTATAAACCCGGGTCAAATGGAATGTCCGTCCATCCATCCGGGATTTCATAGTTCCCTTGATCATCAGGCTGAATAATATCATTATCAATCAATAAGAACGTCTCTTTGTCATATTTAAAAATGTTTTTCATGACTTATCTCTCCTACAGGGGAATAATTTCGTCCAAACCATAAGAAGTTATGTTGTCGGACTTATCAGCGATTTGCCCCTCCAGCCTCATATTTCCGTTTGTTTCGATATACAATTTGGTCATCCCTGTTGTACCGAATATAGGAACAAGTCTGCTGCGGAGCTGGTCAGGTCTATAAGAAGCTGGTAGCGTCCCAAAGATCACGCCTCTATTGGTAATGATCTCGCCTTTTAAACACAGAAAACCGCCAACCACCGCACACATAACTTTTCTAGCCCCATGTTTCGCACCGTTTTTTAAAGGAACTTCAGTCCAGACAGGTTCAAAGTCAGTGGAAGTTAATATTCTTTTCCAACCCCTAAAGTCACCATTTGTATGGATGGTCGCGAACCACATCTTATTGTGGTAACTTGCTGTGGCTATAATTGTTTTTCTTCCAGAGTTTCCATCCATAATGTCATAATTGAACCATCCAGCATCATTAGGGTCGGGGTTATTAAGCAGTCTATTATTGATACCGTAATAAAAACCAGGCGGCAAAGTTAATAAATCAGTACCATCAGGAATAAGGATTCGCACACCATTATCTTGTGTCAATTTATACAGTTGCCCCTTATTCCACTTAGTCCGCTCATCAGCGGTAATATGGCGCACATTATCCGCAGTATGTGCATCAAAATCCGTTTTTGCCGCCTGCTTGACGTTATCAACTTTATCTAGTCCGACCTGGGATTTTGTGACCTTATGCGGATTGTTCGTCTTGGCTGCGTGTGCATCCGTATAGGCCTTTGCATGAGCTTCCGCAGCATCTGCCTTTTCCTGCGCTCCCTCTTTCGTCTCAATCCGTCCGAGGTCCGAGAACTTCGCTTTTAACTCGTCAAGCATTACTGTTTCTTCGTCATACATCGCTATGATTAACGCCTTTAACGATTCGAAATCATCGACGTAATATTCCGCGAGAGGTGCCATGTTCTGGTCCACAAGACTTTGCGATACTTCAAACCCGAATTTGTGAGCAGAGAGTGATTGGCCGTTCGTATATTTCAGAATGAGCTGACAGTTGAATTTGCCATACATTTTAATTTCGTCCTCGTCTAAAACGTACTCTGCGATACCTTCAAACGGATCAACTATCGTAACATCCCTTATTCTTTGCTTACCGCTTGAAGGAATGAGGACCACTTTTCCGGTTACAGCTGACAGTGGCAAAGGGATGCCATCCTTGCGCAAATAAAATATTAACTTTGCTGTATTAATATCTTGCGTTGAAAATATAAAAGTCGAATGATAAACCCCTTCTGTTTTCGCGTTTATATCGAACGCGTAAGAGCCGGTTTTATAAATAGCCAACAGTATTACCTCCCTTTCTTTTAGTATGTTGGAGTTTCAGGCAGCTCCGCATCATACCCGTAATTTCCGTCAGGTCTTTTCGATATCTTTGGAGCTTTACGCATTGTAGGTCTGAGATCAACTTGCTTAACGGTATTTGTGCTGTATATCTGATAATATCTCTGGCATTCAGCTATTTCTTCAGTCAACGGTCTTGCGACATACGGCGTAGCAAGCCTTCCTTTTTCTAATTTGACTAGGTAAAATTCTACCCATTCGCCGGGAGCCAAACTATCATAGGAAGAACTGTTTGTTGTGTCGACATCTATTTGAACTTCAACGTAGTCTTCTTCCTTAAGTTTATAAGCTGACATATCAGGCATCTTTATGTTCAATACAAAGAATGTGAGCCTGGTTGTTACTTGACAAGAACGGATTGCAAGATTGTCGTGTTTTCCATCATGTGTCATATCAAGATGAAGTTTCATTCTGTGAGAGGATTTATTGGTCCTCGCCCATAAAGCTAAAGTATAATCTTCGCCGCTTTTAAACTGAGTTGGATTTTCGATCCGTTGAATTAGATCAGTACGCGACATATTCGAAACATTTTT